TGTTGAGCAATACTCGATGGATTGCTTAAACTTAATTCAAAGTCAAGCAGATTGTCTTCTGTGTAGCCATAAGTATACAAATGAATCATTGCGAGCTTATTCAGCTCAGAAATAATTGTTTTTTGAATTCTTTGGATTGTTCTGCTAAATCTTATGTCTTCTTGAGCTAGTGTAGCCTTTGCACCAATATCTTCATCATAGCCAAGATAAGCCTTAGGAATCTTTAATGCAGCAAAAAGCTTCTTTTGAATATATTCTACATCTTCAATAGCTGTAGTATTTGAACCACCAGCTAGCGTATCAATTCTAGTGCCAGTATCACCACCTCTTACAGGAAGAAAATAATCTTCATCAACTGAAAGCGGGTTATATCTTAAATCTACTTGTCCCGTATTTTTATCAACAACTGCATTTCTCTTAAGAGAAGTTTGTGCTTGTTCAATATAGTCTTGAATATTTTCAGGTGGTATATTACCTACATCAATATAAAATACTCTTCTTTCTGGTGATCTTATAACTCTATATACAAGCATTGCATCTTCAATAAGAATTAATTGTCGCCATACTCTTCTTGCGCCTTCCAATACAGAAGATCCATATGGTAGAAAAGCATCATTTCCTAAAAGTCTAAAGTGAGTTACTTGCCAGTTTTCTAAAACTCTATTACCTTGTGTTACCCACCTAAATCTTACAGCACCCGGATCATCTTGATCAAATCCTTCTTCTCTTTCAATTTCTGATATTGGAATTGGAAAAGTGTTAATTACTCCATACTCAGGATGTATATCATTAAAAAGAAAAAAGTCTCCATACTTACAAAGATTTCTTACCCACATAACAAGATTAAAGTCAATGTTTAGTGTGTCATAAAATAACTCAGACAAGATCTTTTTAATCATTCTATTTTCTGAATGTATGTGAAGTATTGAACCTGAAGCATCAGGAGAAACACATTCTTCAGAATATATGTCTAGTGCAGAGGATATTTCAGGTGTTGCTTCCATTTCTGAAAAGTCTGAATATCTTGCCATTCTATCGTAAGAGCCATAAGCACTTAACGTAGAGTTATATACGTCACTGTGCGCTTTTTTAAACACTTCAAGTGAAGATCTAGATGCGCTAGTGCCTTTAAATTTTTTAATTTTTCTTCTTACAACAGGCCCGGATCTAAAAAGGGTTGTTAACTTTTTAAAAAGATTTTCGTTTTGTGCCATTATTTACGTCCTATTAACCAACTTAAGTCACCTAGCGGGTTTCTTTTAGTAGGCTCTGATTTTGTTCCGAAAGAACTCTCAGGCAATATCACCGGTATCATTGGATTTACTGTATTGTGTGAATTCATATAAAACGGCGACATTACTGTTTTATTTATATCTGTATTATTAGTGCCCATACCTTTTAAAATAGCATCAGCTTGTTCTATTTGAGAAGTATTATATGTTCCTGAATTACTATCTGCTATCCAAGCACCTATTGCTAAAGACATTACTAGGTCGTCATTGTAACCTTTCATTGCGCCTACTTTTTTACCATTCCAAACAAAAGTTTTTAGTTCAGAATAAAGTCTAGTTGAAGTTGTCTTAAGCCTTCCGTTTCTTAACATTTCCTCAAAATTTGCAAGAATTTTTTCTCTTGATTCTTTATTTGTATTAAAACCAGCTTTTCCTATATTATTACCTTCTCCATATAAAAACTTATATTTTTCTTTTTCAGTTTTAAAATATATGTTTTTATAACCTAACTCTCCTAGTTTTACTAAAACCGTATATCCATATGCATTATTTTCTGGACAGATCATGGCTTTATTATATCTTTTTGCTATATCATATATTAAACTTGCAAAATGGTCTGGCGGAAGTTTTCCTTTATACTCTACGTCTACGCTCAAATCTTTAGTATTTATTACATGCAAAGTAGAATAGTCGCCACTATCTCCTCTAGAAACATCTGCTGAGACAACATAATTTATGCCCTCAACAGGATATTTCCAATACCAAACGTTTCCCTCGGGTCCGCTTTTTTCAATTGGACTATTTGTTAATATTCTAAGTTTTTCCAATACTTCGTTTGAAAGAAATGTATCACCTGAAGATGCGAAGTCGCAAAGAAGCTCTTGGGCAACTTGCTTTTGAGACATATTTTTGGTTTCTTTTTCAAACCACTCATCGTCTCTTTCAGGGTGTACATCCCACATAAGTTTTACAGGATTAAATTTATTTTCTTTTCTCTCAGCTTTGGTGTATATTTCATGATATTGACCACCAACACCATTTGGAGTAGATAATAATATTGCTCTACCACCAGTAGAAAGTGTAGGATATAAACCCATCCATAATTCATCAAAATTTCTTACAAAAGCTGCCTCATCTACAATTAATAGAGACAAAGCTTCAGATCTACCTGCATCTTCTGATGTTGGTACTGCCTTTATTTGAGACCCATTTGAAAACTCAACTTGTTGTTTGTTGTTTGCTATTATAGTAGGAACTAGAAGCCAGTTAGGCATACTCTTAATATAAGTCTTTACTTTTCTTATAAAGTTTTGTGCAACTGCTAATTTAGTAGCAATAATCAATATGTTTTTTTCTTTATAAAAAATAGCTTGCCATACAGCATATGCAGCAACTAAAGTTGAAAGGCCTAGCTGTCTAGACTTAAGAATAATATTAAATCTATTAGCATTAAAATGATCTACGCAATCATTTTGGAAATCGTATGTTTTAAAAGGTATAAGGCCTCTTAGTGGGTGTTGTATAAACAAGTATCTGTTCATAAAGTACACTGGGTCTTTGCCACACTTTACTATTTCATTTATTTGGCCTTTTTTTGTTGGCGAAGACATTCGTTAGGAAACCTCATAAACTACTGTGTGTGTAAACTTAAGTGTTTTATTAGGGCTATATGGGCTTACCGTCAAAGTCTCAAAACCATCAGACTCGCCACGTTTTTTTGTCTTAAGTGCTCTTGACGAGCTTTCTTTAAATTTTGATTTAATTGTTCTAAGTCTGGAGCTTATCATTTCGCTTGACTCTTTTTTAAGAGACTTCATTTGAATATGAAGATCACTTTCTCTAGCTATATTAATAATCGTCATATATGTAATTGACATGCAATTATTATCTACAATTTTTGCTATAGTTTTTCTAGATGCATCTTCTTGAGTGTTATTGTAAACAGAGTCAATACAACAAGCCAAGCTGTTAATTACTTCATATTCCATAGTTATACCTTTTAAATTAATTGTATATTAATTATATGTATTATCTTTATTAATAAAACTTTTATTATCAAAACAAGATTCACACACATTATTTGTTTTAAGAGACTCACAGTCTTCTACTGTAGAAACTAGCAAATTACATGAGTCACAATATATTTTTATAGTTTCTACGCCTTTCGGCCTTATAAATTCTATTCCATTAACTATAACACTTTCAGTATTTTTATCAATAGTTATCCACTCTTTATCTAATATAGACATAAGAATCCTTTTCTTTAACAGTTATTTCTATGTTTTTGTCTACAATATCTTTAATTGCATCAACGTGAGATATAATAAGAATTGTTTTAAAATATTTTTTAAGGCTAGATAAAAGTCTACTGCATGATTCAACATTTGTTTCGTCTAGTGAACCAAATCCTTCGTCAATTATAAAAACGTCTGATTTAGGAAGTGCTGAGATGTTAATAAGGCTTACTCTGATAGCTATAGATGCCATCATTTTTTCCATTCCGCTAGCACATTCTATAATTCTTTTTGAGTCTCCATAATCAATATAAACATTTAAACTATTATTTTCGTCTTCTATAACAATATTAAAACTAGTAACATTATTTAATATTTTTTGAATTTCCTTATTAATCATTGGCAAATATGAATTAATAAGCATTGTCGGTATACCTTTTTTAGAAATAGAAGACGAAAACAAGTCGTAAATCTTCCATTTTTGTATTAGCTTTTCGTAATCAAGTCTCTCTTTTTCTAAAACTTTTTCTTGATTTTCTAATTCAAGCTCTATTAACTGAGTATTTCTTAAGCTTCTTTCGTAATCGTAAATTTTATTGCTTATGTTTTGCAATTCTTCTTTTATCTTTTTAAAATTATTAACATCTTCTTCTGAATTTATTTGTTTGATTTCTTTTTTGATTTTTTCTAATCTAGAAGATTTTTCAATTAAATCTTCTTGTTTCTCGTTGTAAAGCCTTACGTTGTTTTCAAATTTTTCTATATCTACATTAATTCTATATTCTTTATTAATAATGTCATTATACTTTATAATTTTTTCTTCTATATTTTGTGACTCAAGTCTAACAATAGCATTTCTTACTTCGTAAATTGTAGTTTCAATTTCGCTTATCTTATCAGACAATAAAGGAATTTCTTTGTTTGACTCATGAGCTTTTTTAATAAATTTACAACTTAAAAACTTATCTCCGCAAGGAACTTGATCAAGAATTTTTATTTCATTCTCAGCGCTTTTTCTCTCTCTATTTAAGTCTGACTTAGATTTTTTAACATCAATAAGCTTTTTATTTAAAAGATCAATTTTCTCTTTTTCTTTTTTTAAGTCTTCTAAGTTATAGCTTTTCTTAAAGTTTTCTATTTTTAAAAGTT